ACTTGCCAAAGGTCAAATATAGTAACGGGTGCTAGGACAAAATGCCAGCAAAGAGCAATTCCACATGTCCAACCAATAAATGGCCGCCACCCAGCAACGAAGATGGATTTGTGCTGTGCTTCTGTCTTGTTTATTTCTATTTGACCTTTGGCAAGTTCTTGAGCATGACTCTCTGCCATAGTTGCTACTTCATGTGCCAGCTTGTTCTTCATATCCTTATCTTCTATAAATTTTCCAAGAAGATTAGAAACTGGTCCTATTAACGCTGTGAGCATGTGCATTCCTTCCTTTTAAAACGACTATCTATCCAAACTTTACCATAATAAAGAATAAAGAGCCAAAATGTAAATAAAGCACCTTCTATGTAGCTTAGATCATTCCAAGCGTCTAACACCATATTTTCCATATTACTTACCTACTTTCTTCATTGCTTTTATATGAGACTTTGAAAAACTTTTGCCTTTTTTCATATCTTTTTTCATCACTTTCATATGCTTTGCTGTGTGATGTTTAGAATGTTTTTTTAAAGTGTCCTTTTGTTTTTTACTTATTTTCACCATTAATATATCTCCACTGTTTTTGGGTCTATTTTCGGTATTAGTTTACACATACATTGATATTTTTGTTCTTCTTTACCTTTCATAATTGTTTGATTATGTAATCTCTCTTTGTATGACAAACAATTATTTACATCTTTAAAATATATTCCGCCTTCCATTTTGAGACCTAAATAGCAAACCATCATGAATGCGGTCACTTTTTATTCATCCAAGCTGTAGTTCCCATATAAGCTCCTACAATACCAGCTCCAGATAAATAGAAAAGATTTGATATATCAGATAAGGCTTTAACTCTTTCAACGTCAATAAGAAACATTGCTAATGTAAAAACACCCATAGCTATTAATGTTGCTCTTGCCATTCTTAATTGTGCTAATTGCTTTCTCAATAAAGTTTCCGTTTCCTTTATTGCTTTAGCCGTCTCTAGCTCCTCGTCTGTGACAATGCCGTCACCGTCAAGGTCGAAATCATTATATTTACTATTGTTTTGCAGTGTTTTTTTCATTTAGCAATGCTCCTTAAACTTTCCATCACAGAATCAATAGATGGCTGTTTACCATTTGGGTCTAAAACACATTTGTATTTGCGTGGACATCCATTTGCTATGTCTGTAAAATCTAGTGTAAAGGTCTTTTGAGCGCCTTGATATATACAAGCCATTTTATCTTTATACACTTTACGTTTCTTTAATCTACAGGTAGTCATAGTAGGAAGAACAATTATGCCTTTTTGTATCTTTTGTTGCCTCGTGTAATCCTTTGCGTCAGCACGTTTAATCCAAAGGAAAGCCATTAATGTGAAAAACCCTACTGTAGCTAAAAACAAAACAAACCAACCAATAGCTTCACCTATTTGTTGCCTTAACTTTTGTTGCTTATATATAGTTCGTTGACGCTCTTTCCTGATTTCGCCTTCCATCGCTAGAAGTTCATCATAAGCGTGAGGTCCTATCGTTAAATTTAAAAACATCTTGAGTTCGTATCTTTGTTCCTCAAGTTTCTTTTTGGCAGAGTAAGCCTGTAATGCAGTAGCTTCAATACTTCCGCCACCAAAGACTTTACCGAACACTCCTGGATTTTTTGCTTGTTTCTCCGCATTATCTATATCTGAAGATGCACCCATCCACCTAGTTAAGTCACCACTCATTTGTTCTAAATCTCGACCAGCCTGAAATCCAGATTTGATTGCGCTAAATGCTTTTGAAGCTACAGAGACTGCAAGTGTTATGGTAACTGGATCTATAATATTTCTCCATTAAAAGACACCTTGAAATCTCTGTGGTCTAGCTATCTTTGAGAATTTTGTTATTATTCTTGCTTTGTTTTTTGGCTTTTCCTGTTTTCTTTGGTTTACTTTTTTTGCTAACTTGTTTTTCTTTAGGTTCGACATTCTCTATAACCTCTTCTTCAACTTTTTGATTTTTGTTATTAAATATGTCTACTGGAATAAATGAAGATTCCATGTCATCTTTTATTAATTTTAATATTCTTTTTTCTTCAACAAGTTTCTCTTCAGCAAGTCTTGTTTGCCTCTTCTTTTCTTTTTCTTGTGCCATAAATTTAGCATTAACTGAGCTAACCATTAGTTTTTCCTTCCCATAGCGTTCATAGCCGCTATATCTCGTTGAGTTTCAATTCTATCTTTAGCTATTTGATCCTGCAAATCAAGACGTTGAGTATCAATCATGGTATCATTCATTTCTTTTTGATTATCCATTTCTTGCTTTTGCTGAAATTGTTCGGCTTTCTGCTGTATCTCAGAACCACGAAGAGCCAATTCTTGTTTTCTTAAACTAACAAGAGGATCTTCTTGTGGAGGAGGTGTTAATGATTGAGCGTATTGTTCGCTTACCTCTGAAGCTATCTCGGCTGCACGAGATGCAATCTGATCTGCGATTTGTTTTTGCATATTAGGATCTTGTTGCATCATCATTTGTTGTTCTTGTGGTATAGAAGCCATCACTTCTTGTTGTGCAGTTATTTCTGACATCATTGCCATATGTTCTGATATATGCCCTTGTAATGTCATAAGTATTGAAGCATTAGACTGAGCCACAGGTGTTGATAACATTGCTAAATGAGCTGTTATATGTGCCTGATGATTTTGTTCTGGAAAAGCGGTTAGCACTGCAAGCCTTAATGCTTCCTGATTTTCTTTTGCAGGGTTCATGGGCATTGGTTGAGGGGGAGGCTGCAACACGGCATCTATATTAGAAACACCTAACGCTTCGTACATTTTACGATACGCTTGGTACATGCCGTTTTGCCCATGAATTTCTGGATTACTTTGAGCTAACTGTAATTGAGTTTGTGCTAAAGCAATACGTTGTGACATAGAAAATATGTTTGGGTCAGAAACTGGCAGTATATCAATTCTGTCGTCAAAATCAGTTTGTTTAATCTCTGGTGGTGCGCCAGGAACTTGATACGGATACATAGGAACGCCCATAGCAAATACACGAGCTAGTAATTTAAATTCAATCTTCTGTGAATAATGTAGACGTTTATGAATAGCTGACATGACTTTTGTGCCACGCTCCATAATAGCCATAGTTGTTCCCACAGGTGCATTACCATTCATCTCGCCAACTTTCATGTCAGCCATAGAAGCAAAACGTCTTCCTGAATCAATCAACGTATTCATAAGTGAATAAAGAGTTTGTGAAGGCTCTTTAAATGGCAATGGCATAATTGCTTGACGCAAATCCATTCCAACCATATCAACATCTCTAAACTCACCAGGACTTAACGGTGTCTCGTCATCCCTTATCCTAGCTCCTCTAGCCTTAAAGCCAGCAGGTAGGTTAGATAGTGTTCCAGCATCTATTAACTGCCTTAGAATCGAAGTGGAAGCCCTAGAAAGACCTCCTATAGTATGAGTGAGACCAAAACCATAAAACCCAAGACCAGGTAGGAACTTATAATGCACAAAATAAGGCACTTTCCTACGGAGTGGATCGCTCTCATTGAAATTCCTCTTGATTGATAAGACATCCCCACTGTCCTCCATAATTGTAACAATATATGGCATTTTTAATCCAGTAGGTTCTCCATCAGCTCCAACGTCTTCAAAGCCTTCAATGTCTAAATTGGTATGAACCTCATAAATCATCATTTCTTCATTTTCTGAAGAACCGTTAGTAATACCTTCTATATCGTTAATTGTATCTTTTACATCGCTAATAGTGTCTGAATCTGAACCAGATTCAGGAAGATCTATGTCTTTGTAAAAGCCTGATAATTGTAATTTTCTAATTTCATTTTTATCCATACGGATACAATGAGTTACTCTTGTGGCTGTGGCTAAGTCAGTTGCATTGTAAGGAACAATTAAGTCTTCTGAATGAACAAACTTACTTACAGCTCTTTGCATATTTGGATCAAAGTATACTTTTTTAAACGCTGAACCTACGATTGGGAGATAAAACAACATTTGATCTAATTCAGGATCATATTCTTCCATTTCGTAAGTTATTTGGTAATTCATGTAGTTTTTAACACGCTCTGCTTGAGCCATTACTTCTGGAGTTTCTGCTCCAATGATTGTGGTTTTGACAGGTCCTCCTGCTGGTAACATTTCACGATAAGCCTGTGCTTGGAACTGCGTTACTGACTCAGCTAACAATGGATGCACAATACCAGAAGCTCCTTCAAATGGTTCTGATCTATCTTCGTATGTCATACCAAGAAGTTCTAATCCGCTTTTGTATTGTTCTTCCCAATCGCTTCTTGAATTAGTATCGTCTTCTATATCTCCAGTTAATTGACTTGATATTTCTGATAGAACGTCTTCATCAATATGATCGGCTAGGTTTGCATCAAAAGGTATGGCTATAGGAGTTTCAGACTCCATTTCCATATCTCCAACAATAGCAGAGCCATCATCTAACTCAGTAATTCCTTCAATCATAGCTTCTGGAGGTAATGTCACCATGTTAGCTTGTAATTCTGGTGTTACAGCGTCTGCTATACCATTTATGTTCTCAATCGCCATTTTAAATCCTAACTAATTTTGAAACCGCCACCTCTAAGGGCTTTACCCATGCCACGACATGACATCTTGCCACCTTTGACTTTACCGCCACCACCGTACTTCTCAACTTTACCACCCATTTCCATCATAGCAAAGTCATCACCAGATATTCTACCATCTTTGTTTTTATCTAGTTTCTTTTGACCACCAACTAAAGGTTTTGCTTCACCACCAAATTTCATATTAGTAGCTGTATCTTTTCTTAATTGCCCTATAAGATAATCATATTTATCTTGTGTAGCTTTAGGTGTATATTTATCTTGAGGTCCTAACGCTTCTATTTGTTTTATAATTTTTTCGTCAGCATCCATCATTTTTTCTTTTCTACTTTTACCAGCCATATTATTCTCCTATATTGGTTCGCCTGTTATTGGGCTAAGTTGCATGGCTCTTGTTGTATTCATAACCTCGCCACCGTTTTCTGCTTTAAATATTGTTGCTTTGTTTATACCCATTGTCGTTGGTTTAATGATAGACGCACTTTTTATATTTAAGTTTTTAGGTTTCCCCATTTTAATCCTGCCAGGCTTTTTAGACATCTTTTTTAACTTAGCTAAATCTTTACTTTCTTGGTTAGCTAAATTAGTAGCCATCTTTAGACCAGCCGAAATATCTCTTTTTTTACTCACATTACCACCTAATCTTAACAATTTAATCTGTTTCATTTTAGTTGTGTCTATGACTTTAACTTTCGGCTCTAGCCTCTTTGTCTTAGGAGTAACGCCAGTTCCAAAGTTCTTGCCAGGCACAGCTTGACCTCGCCTTGCCAGTGCTTGATAAGTTCTAATTCTATCGGCTTCGTCTGACACTATTTCATTCCTTTAAACATACCGCCTCTGCCTGGAATAACACCGCCCATGTTCATCTTCATAGGCTTGACTTTACCACCGTCCATCATACCAACGGGCATAGACTTGGTTGTGTCCATAACTTCGCCACCCATTGCTTTATTAACAGGTTTATAACCACCTCTTA